TTATTTGCTGCCTCCTTCGATGAAGTCGAATACCTTGCTCCAAAGCTCTTCGTCCTGCTCGGTTATCTTTTCCCAATTCCAGGATGTACGGAAAGCGTCGACAGCTTCGGCTGTTTCAAAGGCTTTTTTCTTCATACCTTCGGTCATAGCGGTCGTCATTTTCGTAAGCTCTGCAACTGCGCTTGCCGAGTAATTGGGATTGTGCAGCTTGCCGTGAACGAGATGGAATGTGATATCTGCTCCTTCGGGCGGTGTCTTTCGGAGTGTGTCGAAATGATACGTAGTTTTGACGGTTGGATCGTCGTCGGAGGCTATGTAAAGGATTCGGCTCTTTGAATTTTTCAGACTCTTGCGCGCATCGATAAGCGAATACATCGGATTCGATTCGTGCTCAAGACGCATCACGGACGGGCGGTAGAATCGGAGGATACCCGAGAAGAATTGCTCGATCATCCGCTCGACACCGATAAATCCCGAAAGCGAGATGCAGGATTCGATCTCTGGCTGGAGCGCGGAAATGTTCAGCGCGGCAAAACCGCCCCAGCTGTGACCGATGACGGTGTATTTCGCGTCGCCGTATTCTTTTGCGGAATGAAGCGCGTTTATTGCGTAATCAAGGTCGCAAAGCGACTGCGCGAAGCCGACGATGTTCTCACCCTCCGACTCACGGCATCCCGTGTGATCGTATGTGAAAACGGTGTATCCGCGGCGCGCGATAAGCTCGATCTCCTTCAGATAAGCAACGTGCCCGTTGCCCATTCCGTGATCGAAAATAATGAGTCTGTCCTTGCGCGGCGAGGGATAATAGTAGTAATATCCCTGCAATTTCTGTCCATTGTTACCCTCAAAATCAAAGGGTGTACGCTGCAGCCCTGGAAAATCCGATGCGGAATAATAATGCAAAAGCGGATTGCCGTCCTGACGGATCCGGATATTGCTTTTGTATACGTTAAGTATTGCCTTTTCAAAAATCATTTTTTACTCCAATATAATACCAACGGGGCAATGGTCGCTGCCCATTACCGAGGTGAGGATGAAGCTGTCACGAACACGCTCAAACAGACGGTCAGATACAACAAAGTAGTCGATACGCCACCCTACGTTCTTTGCGCGTGCGGAGAACATATAGCTCCACCAGGAATACTCGATCTTGTCGGGATAAAGCGAGCGGAAGGTGTCCTTGAAACCGCTTTCAAGAAGTTCTGTGAATTTGCCGCGCTCCTCGTCGGAAAAGCCTGCACTTTGACGGTTAGACTTCGGATTTTTAAGATCTATTTCGTTGTGCGCGACGTTTAAGTCGCCACCATGATATATATCGACCTAAAAAACAAGGAAGGATTGATAAATATGCGGATAGTATGGAAAGACAGCACGCCGAAGCTACACAAGCCCGTTAAGTACAGAGGTTACACAATTCGAGGATATAATAACGGCTGGGAGACCGATCTCCCCGGGGATGATAATATTTATAATTCCCATTATTGCGCCCTGAATGCCATCGACAAAGCTCTCGGAGGCTATGGGCAAAAAGGATCGGCAAAGCGCAAGGCCTACGGGATAAAGATCATAGGGCAAAAGAATGAGCCCGCGTAACGTGTTAAAGATTATTATATTATCAAAGTGGGTATTTTTTCAAGATGAAATATCGCTAAAAAATAGCAGTCGATTTTATGCCGATATGTTAAACAAATACAAAAAGCCCGGCGGGATATACTCCCGCCGGACTTTTCGTTTGTCATTCTGTTTCCATTATCCAGCTCATACGCCGGGCAGCGCCCAGCGTTGTGACGCAGTGATCGCCGCCTTGGAGAATAACCAGCACACCGTCAGGGAAAACGCGGCCGGGGTTGTAGTCTATAAATCTCTCGAATGATCTTTTGACAGTGAAGCCCTTCGGCTTACGCCCTCCGGTGTACCTATTATCCTTGTAGTATAGCACAGCCATGACTGCGGGCACCTCTTGTTGTTCCATACTCTTGCCTCCTTCTCTTTCCTGATTATCATGGGAACGTCAGGGCGCCGTCAATGGGTAGTTTTCCGACGCTGGAGAACAAAAAAAGCCCGGTGGGATATACTCCCGCCGGGTTCTTTTTGTGCTTTTCTTTTATTCGGTTTTGTTGTCTACGGTTGCCGCTATGTATGCGACAGCTGCGGCAGTCTCAACAGCCGTGGGCGCATTGAGTGCGCGGCACTCCTGCTCGATCTTAGTCGTGAGCCAGAGGTCAAGGTCGCCGTAGATCTCGTTGAGTGCGTCAATGGCGGTATCGCCGAGGATCTGGAGCACCTTGTCTTTTGCCATTGTGAAGGCCTCGAGCTGTCTATCCTTCGTGAATGCATTATCATCTTTGAGAGCGTCCACGTAGGTCTGCGCGACGAATGCCACCGCCTGAGATACGGCCTCAGAAGCAATGCCGATATACTTGTTGGCGGTCTTGTTGTCGACCTCCTGCTGGAGCTGGGCGGTCTTTTTGCGGAGCAGCGCTATGAGATAGGCACCGCCGGCTGTAATGAGCAGGCAGAGGATCGGAATGCACGCTGCTGCGAGCTGCTGTAAAAATTCGGTCATTTCTTTGTACCTCTTTCTTGATTTTTTTCACACGGGAACATGCAATATTTGCAGTCCTCCGGGTTTGTTTCGCATGGTGGATAATTTTTATTATCCGGATCCGGGGCAAATATGAGAAAAATGCCGCCGGCAATAACGAGCGCGAACACGGCGCTCCACAATAAGAGCTCTGCCATATTGTCACGCTTTCGTGAATGTTCCGGCATTCACCCATCCGTGGACGGTCGCGCCGGATCCTGAGACTCTGACGAGGTGGTACGGGTGGCGGGATTTTCCGGGCATATAGATCTGCGTGATCTTTGCCTTGCCGCCCTTGCAGGCCTTTGCCGTCGTACCGTTTGCGCTCGTGTAGTTTACGGTACCGTTATAAATAACGGTGTCGCCTACCTTCGGCGTCCAGCTTTCGGCCGGGGCCTTTGTTTCGGAGATCTTGGCAATATCGGCAGCGTTTACCCATCCGTGAACGGTCGCGCCGGATCCCGAGGTTCTGACGAGGTGGAACGGGTGGCGAGATCGGCCGAGCATATAGATCTGTGTGATCTTTGCCCTGCCGCGCTTGCAGCTTCGCGCCACGACGCTGTTCGCGCTCGTGTAGTGTTTGTTTCCGGTGAACTCGACCTCTTCGCCCACCTCGAAGGAAGGCCCGCCGGGTGCGATCTGGTGCGCGTTCTTCTTTGCGTATCGGTCATAATATTTCTGGCCGTAGCTTGCCCGCCTTGCTCTCGCCGTTTCGCTCTGATCGGCCGGGCGCTCGAATTTGAGCAGAACAACGTCCGAAGCCAGCCGGACGCTGGAGGCCGTTTTGAGCGTTTCCAGCACGCCCACGAAGCTGCGGCCGAGCTCAATAAACAAGTATTCAAGCTGTGCCTCCAGATCACCGATAGAAGCCCCGCGCGCTTTCACGTGCTTGAGCAGCGCTTCCTTGCGGCTCCAATGCGTCCACTGTGCGAGGCCGTAGCCTCCGCAGTCGCGCACGAAGCCGGAGTATTTCCCGGAGTCCACGGCTGCGGTGTATTCCGCGTCTGTGAAGCCGAGAGACCTCTCGTATGTATTCTGGAGGTTGCAAGGGTTGAGTCCGCTCTCTGCGTAAAGATTGCCCATAAGGCCCGCGGCCCCGTAGTCGTTCAAGCCTTTGCTTTTGAGGAAGTTCCATATTTTCTCTTCGTTGTTTTTTCCATGAAGTGCCATACAGTGCGCCTCCTTAGTAGTTGTTAAAGTCCGCCGCTTCCGGCTTCACTCCGTGCGCTGCCATGAGTTTGATCTTGTTCTCGGTCTTTGCTTTCGTGTAGTAAAAACCGGTCGCGGCTGCCATTTCGGCAAAAACCGCCGGGATCAGATAGGCCAGTGCCGAGGTGTCCATAGTGAACCAGATTATATAGCAGGAAAACACGGTGATCGCGAGAGTGAGCGCACTCACGCCCACAAATATGAGCTTTGAAAATTCGATCTTTTTCTTTGCCTTTGCGGTGGCGTGTAGTTGCTCGATCTCTTGCTGGAGCTTCTTATTATCAGCGACGAGCTTTCGGATCAGCACGTCCTTTTGCGCCTCCGTGAGGTTGAGCTCGCTCATTGTTTCCCTCTCCCTTACTCGTATATTTGAATGATCCCCTGCTTCGTGAGAAAATCCCGCTGCTCATGTTTCACCTTTTCGGCATACGCCAGCGCGGCGTGCATGTCGCCGTTGCAGTGTGCGTCAGGTATGCGCTGCACGGCTTTGGCCGTAGCCTCTCCGAGAGCGATTGCCGCGTTCACGCCCTGCACGAGAAGGATCTCCTGCTGTTCGCGGAGTTTTTCCCTCTCTTCCTCTGTTTTGCGGCGTTTCTTTTCTTCTTCCTCGCGCTTCTTGTCTCGGTTGCTTATCTCGCGCTTAATAAGCCAGAAGAAAAAGCCCACCAGCGCCGAAGGCAAGAGAGCGAGGAATGCGTATAAGATTTCCATCCGTCCGTCCTCCTATCAACCGAGGTCTGGGATATACGCGGAGCGGAAGCCAATGCCGATGCCTACAGCCGCGCGTATGTTGTCGCCCGACACAGTGAATACTCCAGAGCTTACTCCCCCCGGCCAGTTTCCACCGCGATAAATGCAACACTCGGGTTTCATGTTGTTCCAATACATACCGTTGCTTTCGTAGTCATCCTTGCTTGCTCCCTCGTCCGGCAGAAACGCCAGAGCTCGAAGCAGCATCTTGGTGGCGGCGCCGATTGTGCCGTCGCAGGTTGCATTTGCGAACAAGCAACTTCTGGAAATGTCTTCAGCGTTAGAGATACCGGTCGTATATGTCCACGCGTTATTTACGAAGTCGAGCTTCACGGTGTCGCCGGACGTCTTGACGGCTGTGTCCGTGGTCTTGCTTTCGGGATCCACCAGAGTTCCGTCGGCCGCGTTGATTGCCTTCCAGCAGGTGCTCGTCTCGTTTTGAGGATTGTCTGGATCCGCTGCGTCATTATTCGCAAGGATTTGGAGCTCTCCCCATACAAGCCGGATGCCGCCCAGTCGCTCCACGAGGTTTCCGTTCAAGTCCCAAATTCCAGAAGCCGTCTTGTCGTGGCTCCATGTTAATGGGCCGGTTCCCGTCGCGACCGTATTGACATTACCCGTGGCACCGTAGATGGCAGGAATTGCCTTGCGGCTGCTTTCACGTTTGTCTTTTCCGTAGTCATTGTTGCCATACGGGAGAGTACCAATCTTTTTACACCAGAGCGTGATTGCCGCCCATTCCGCTGCCGTGCTCAAATGCCAGCCGTAGCCTTTAGCCTCACAATATTCGCGAGCTTTGTCGAAGTTGACCGCGTTCTGTGGCGTTTCCGCAGGCAGGCTGTACGCCTTGCCATTACGGACGACGTTCTCATACTTGGAGTAGTAGAAGCCGGGGATCTCTTTCCCGTTTACTATGAAGGCGGGGTGCGTGCTGTTGTCTTCGGTATTTAATACGTCGCTGAGCTTGAACTTCGGGATCCATACCAGCACGGAAGGAAGCCCCGCGTCGTCAACCTGCACGACGTTGCCGGGGCAGAACATTTTAACTGCCATTTCTGTTAAGCTGTATTTGCTCATTTTGTAGCTCCTTTCTGTCAGTCAGCGCTCTGGTGCGCTGCGATCATTGCAAGCGCGGTCGCGATATGCGCGTCAAGTATGCCGTGCTCCATGTTGTTGAAGTTTCCGGCGCTCTGATCGGTTCCCTCTTGGATGATTTCCCCGGTCTCGGCGTCCTTTACTCTGTCGAGCCATTCTGTGCTTTTATACATGTCTTTTCTCCCTTCCTTTATGCCATTACTTCGTAAATCGGAATAGTGAGCTTGATCATGGTGCCCTGCCCGCTGTTTTTCTTGATCGTTCTCTGCTGATATGCAGCAGTTTCGCCGCGCACGTCAATGAGGCGCGACGCCGCGATAGTGCAGGCCACGGCGTCGAGGCTCGGGAATGTTGCCATAATTACGAGCTTTTCGCCCTCGACCTTTTTCTGATTGAAAACGCCGCGGTGCCACTTGCCGTCTACCAGCACCTCAACGGCGTGAATAGAGCGGAGCCATGACTGCCGGCGGTTGTTTGTGAAATTTTCGCTAAAATATGCCATCTTTTTTTTCCTTTCGTGAATGACTTTAGCTTCTTATTACGGCCCTGCCGACTATTGCAGTTCCGACTATTGCCGCTCCCAGCGTTGCCTTATCGCCGTCGACGCCGCACTCCGGGAAGCTGTAAAGGTGCGCCTTTTCTTCCGGCTCGGTTTCAACGCCGGACTTCACTACGAAGCCTATGGTTGCGGTTTTGTGCACCGTTCCGCATTTTACATGATCGTAGCGGTGAAGGCCTGAGTCCAGCGCGTACTCGACGCCCGTGTCCTCTGCCTGCTGCCAGTAGTAATAAATGCCCGCTATGTGCGAGCGCTCATTCTTGGCCGCGTTTGCCGCCTCTACGAACTTTGCGAAGTTCTCGTCCGTGATCTCCGTCTCGGTGGTCAGCACGAAGAACGTATACGGCGCGGAGTCCATCTCGTACCATTCCGCAACGTAGCCCTCGCCGAAGTAGGCGGAAATAAGGCGCTCGACGGCCCACTTGGTGCCGCGCTTGCGCTTGATCTGCTGCGCGTACTTGATCGTTTCCCGCTTCTCCGCGAGGCCCATGCCGGCGGAGTCGTACCAGTCAATGTCAAGCTCCCACGCCAGCTCGTCACATTCCGCTTCGTTGAGTTCGTCGATCTTATCCCACGTCCTGATCGTATCGAGACGTTTGCCGGGTTCTCCGATGAGCTCATTAATTGCCGAGCTGAGAGCGATCACGGCCGCGTCGTCCCGCATAAAGACGGGCAAGAGGCGCAAGAAGTCGAGCTCGGATAATTTCATTCCGGCCATTCGATCGCCTCCTTAACCTTTTACAACGTGCTGCACTTTGAGGTTGCCGGAGAACTTTGCGAGCGTCGTGTTCGACAGCTCCGTATATTCCGGCTTGACGATCTCGCAGCGCGTCGCGCCTTTGAGGCCTTCCTCCCAGTCCGGCTTGTTTATGAGGTTGCGCAGCTCGTCCGGGTTAATATCTTGGTTAAGGCTTGAGCCCTGCCAGAATATATAGCGGTCGATTGCGCCGTTTGTGCCTTCCACGTTCTTGACCACTTCGGCCTCGTTTGCTTTCGTGGTGTAGTAGGTGAGCTCGATGTCGTAATATTCGACGGCAGGAGCTTCGACGGTCACGTGGTCGGTGAGCGGCTTCACGTCGTCAGCGGTGCAAGCCGCCAGAACGTCCGCGAGAATATCCTCGTCCGGGATCTCTCCGCCCGCGCAGATCGGCACGATCTTGACGCGGCCGTACATATTGCGCGTGATCTCTATCGAGACGGTGTCCGCGCCTGCAAGCCCTCCGGAGAGAGTCAGCGTCAGGAGCTCGTCCTCGTAGGTTGCCGTGTAGTCGGTGCCGGCCGTTGCTTCGGATCCGTCGGGCAGATAAACCACCAGCGTGTCCGGGAGCAGGTTTGCACCGCCTTGGAAGGCGTGCCCGGCGTATGCTGTCAGCGTCCGGGATATTACTTCCGTCTCGGACTCTACCACGGCGTCAGATACAAGAGGATTTGCGGAGAGTGCCCAGTATTTATAGGCCTTAGCAGGGCCCGCCGTGCTGAGTCGGTTCTCAGCTTCGCGGATCCTCTCGCGGTATGCGTCGTCGCTTTCCTCGTCGCCTCCGCCCTCAGTTATGCCGATATTGCTCACGTAGTCGATCAGCGCAACGTCCGAGACGTCGACAATGGTGTCAAGCTCGCCGGGCGCTATATCGTTATACTCCGCGCCGCCGTTCTCCGCTTCGGCCTCTACGTCAACGTAAAGAGCCCCGGCAGAGAGCACCGCCGTGGATTTTGTTACAAAATAGCGCTCGAAGTCGCCCGTCACTCTTATGCCGGCGGGAATGATGATATTGCCCGCCTCCGGTTCTTCCACGCCGAAGCGCAGCGTTACGGTCGCCTTTGCCGGTGTTATGCGGTAGGTATCGCGGTTTTCGCCCAGAGCGTCAAGCACGGGGCCGCGGGCATATCGGAGCATTTTCTGGCGGCAAGCGTCGTTTACTTTGTTATAAACCGCAACGATCACCTGCGCCAGCGTCTCGCCCGTTATTCGTCGCTCGTCACCGGGATATAATGGTTCATCGACTCCGCTCTCAAGCTCTTCGAGAACGAAGTCGACCACCTTCCCGGCGTCGGTCTCTATGAAATTTAACTCGCTCATTCTTCCTCGGTCTCCTTTCTTTTGACTTTCACGAGCGTGGCGAAGTCACCGGTGGCAAGTGCCTCCGGCTGTGTTTCTATGTCCTCGATCTCCACGCGGGGCTCGTATGTTTCAAGCACCCACTCGGCGTCGGCCGTTACCTCTTCCGAGATATTCGGCTGATCTATCAGCGCGGGGTTCCGCCCTCTCACGCGATCGAAGGGAACTTCCCCGCGCACTATGCGCAGCAGATTGGCAGCGCAGGTTTCCGGGGTTCCGTTTCCATGTGCTTTCATACACTCCCTCCTTTATTTCTTGACGGCTTGTACGCTGGAAAGTGAGACGCCACTGGTCGCCACCCAGCTGTTTATGCCGTTCGGATGGCCGAGCAGCACCTTGTTGCCCTTGATCTGGCTCACAATATGAGTGCGCTTTTTCACCCAGTCCGGCACTTTTTCGCCGGTTGCATATCTCGCCGCCGTGATCTTTACATAGTCGCCTTTTTTAACTGTTTTCGTTGTGGCCTTTTTCACGGCCGTGTTGGTTGTCTTTGCTTGAGATTTTGCGCTCGTGCTCGCCTTTACGTTCAGAGCGGAGGTGCTGACCTTTACGCTTGTTGTCTTGTGATCATACTCTTTGAACTCAAACGTGAGAGTCGCCAGCAGCATGCGCCCCAAATTGTCAAGCTCGACGTTGCTGACGCTTACCTTGCGGAGTTGGAGCTTCGGCCCCAGCTTTTTGCCGCCGAGGTAAAAATCATTCACTTTTGTGACCAGAGCCTCCCAGCTCAGGATCTCGGCTTTGACGTCTACACCCGCGCCGGAGTGCAGCACCGTGGAAAAGGAGAGCGGAAAGAGCTCCGTTCCCCTCTCGTTGGTGGTGTTTTTTTCTTCCGTGGAGGTGTTATTGTCAGCGACCTGCGTATAGGAGAAGCTCAGCCCCTCCAGCGCGACAACTTTCTTCGGGGAGACTTCCCACTTCTTGGTTCCCCACTTTGCAATGTATCTTGTCGGCATACGTTACCTCCTTTTAGGCTGTAAATGCCTCGCTTGGTTAAACGACGATCTCCCAGCCGTCGGGGTATGCGGCGGGTGTCCAGACGTTCGCCTCGAGCTTCGACTTGTAAAGCACGTCGCCCCACCAGCCGAGCTCATCCTTTGCGAATGCCGTGCCGGCGGTTATCGTTTCGGGAATAATGCGATAGCCCTCTCGGTACGCGATATCCTCCCAGAGCGTCGGAGCGTTGTCCGGGTTATTCTCGGGAGTGTCCCAGAGATCCACGGCCGCGCGTTTGAGCACGCCGTTCCAGTTGATACGGGTGCCGGAGGAAACGAGCGAGCCGTCCTCTTTGAGCTTCGGGAAGAGTGCCGCCGCCGTGCTTGCGGTCTTATCGTCAAGGGAGGGAACAGCGGCAAGGACGGCTTTTCTCTGCGCTCTCGCGTTTTCAAGAATATTGCTCATTATTCACTCACCCCCGTTAAGATGTCGTAGGCTTGCGCCTTGAGCTTTGTTTCGCTGATAGTAGGCGGCGTGTATTCACCGCGCTCCGCTACGATTTCATCGACTCGGCTTTGAATTTCTTCCTGCCATTCTTCGGGAACATCATCAAGTGTGATTTCGTTGCGATAAAGCTGATTTACAAGGGTAGACTTTTCGTGTATCTCTGCAAGAATAGTCTCATATTCTTCTGCTGTGATTTCGATAATAGAAGAATCGGTTATAGTAGGCTCAAAATCATATGTCAAAAGCATAACGACTTTGCCGTTCTCGTCAAGCTGTTTGTAATATCTCATTTAATCACCTCACGCAAAAGCAATGTAACTATATGTAGCACCAGCGGAAATGCCAACATAATACACATCATTGGAATTTATTCCACCTTTATCGGATGATAGTGTGAAGTATCCGTTGCCAACACTCATTGAAAGTGTATTTCCTGCTGTCATTTTATTCGTTTCAGTTTCCATATAAAGACCAGTATATTCTCCGCATTCTTCACAATAAGATCCGTTATTGTACACATAGGTCACCTTTGTATTCGTGCCACTCCAATCAACACAAATGACCGAATCCCACGCATTTGCAGCATAAGCAGAAGACAACCAAAGAATTACTCTGGATGGTGTAAATCCCAAACCACTCACTGTGAGAGGATAAGTCTTCAAATTTCCACTACTTGCATTTGCCGTGATTGTACCAGTTGCGACCCTTTTATAGGTGGACGGTATCGCCGCAACTGTTACCGCACCAGTGGTATATCTGCCGCGCGCAACCGCTGTCTGCGCGGAAGAGGACGGTGTGACCGTCTTTGCCGCTTGCACCGTGAGCTGTTTTGTCGCGCTCTTTGTGCCGCTCTTAACGATTCCTGCGCCCTGCGTTGCGCTCGCGGTGATAAGTCCACCGCTTGATACCGATATACTCGGAGTCGCCTGTTCTACGGCGGCTGGCACGGAGTCTGCAAAGCCGTTCGACTCATCCCACGGGATCTTAGCGGTGTTTCCCGTTCCGGCCCTTATCTTGTCGGCTGTCGCCGTCATAGCCGCGTCGAGCTTCGCGGAGTCTATGATTTTATCGTATGCCATTAATAGTCACCTCCTGACCATGCAGGGAGCCCTTCGGTTACAATGTCGGCATAGCTATGCCAGCCGCTCCAGCCGCCGGCCGTTGACCACGTGCCCTTGTAAAATTCCGGGGTATCGCCTCCGACCTTCGACCATTCCGCGGCGCCGCTTGCACTGCCCTTTTTTATGACAATAAGCCCGGAGGCTCCGGGAGCGTCCTCGACGTGATCGGCGAGCGCTGTATCGTTTGATATAACGAACTCAGAGTCAGCCGGCAGAGCAGAGAGCAGCAGCTCCATGTTCACCGCACCGCTGAGTCCGAGCTGGCTCAATGCGGTGTAGCCGGTTATTCTCGGCGCCGGGGCCGCGAGCTTTTCAGCGAACTCTTTCTCGGTGCCCTCAAAGCCGCCCTCCTTTGCGAAGTCATACGCGGACTTGCCCTCGGCCGCGTTTGCTCGCTTGGCTTCCGCTATGCCTTCCTCGATATTGTTCAGCTTGTCGGCGTCGATCACTTCGCCGTCTTGCCAATTTCTTCTTGTATAGCTCATGAGTGTTTCTCCTTTGAACTAATTTCTTTAATAGCTGCCACCCGTCCACGTAGGCAGGGCAGCGAGAACAAGGTCAACCATCTCGGCTTTGTCGGAGTCGGTGTAATAATCCACGCCCTTGACGGGTGTTTTGCCGTCGGATCCTGCCGGGCCGGTTTCTCCCGTGTCACCCTTTTCGCCCTTCTCGCCCTGCGGGCCTTGAGGGCCGGTCTCGCCCGTGTCGCCTTTAGGGCCTTGAGGGCCGGTCTCGCCCGTGTCGCCTTTAGGGCCTTGAGGGCCGGTCTCGCCGGTGTCGCCTTTGTCGCCTTTGGGGCCTTGTGCTCCGTCGGCTCCGGGTTCTCCTATTTCGCCTTGCGGGCCTTGAGGGCCGGTCTCGCCGGTGTCGCCTTTGGGGCCTTGTGGGCCGGTCTCGCCTTTGTCACCTTTGGGGCCTTGCGCTCCGTCGGCTCCGGGTTCTCCCTTTTCGCCTTGCGGGCCTTGTGGGCCGGTCTCGCCCGTGTCGCCTTTGGGGCCTTGCGCTCCGTCGGCTCCGGG